GCGGTAAAAATCTACATGCCATTGCCAGGCCAGCAGGTCAAGGACACGCTCCGGCAGTTCATCAATCCTGCTTATGAGCAGATTTTCTTTGATGTCTGCCGTGACGGCCTGCAGTTCTGCATCCAGCGCGCCGGCCGCCGCTTCAATCTGAGGATCCCCCCTGATACTTTCAGGGAGGATTTCCAGAAGGCTCAGGGTCTTAAACTCTTTAACCATCTTCCAATCCTCCAAAGTTCACCGTGATGGTGTTTTCTATGGCCACCTCACTGGCAGCCACGGTGGCAAAGACAGGCTCAGTAATCACAGCCCGCTTTGCTCCTGCCGCCCTCACCCTGTAATAGAGTTCCGTGGGGTTGATGTCCCGCCCCAGGTGCTCTTTCTGCCAGTCTACGAATTCAGAGACAGCACTTTGCACAGCAGCTTGTATGGCCACAGCGCTGGTGGCATCGTCTGAATCTATGTAGTAGGTGAGATTGACATTGTAGCTTTTCACCGTGGGGGCCAACACAGTCACTTGATCTGTGAGTGGTCTCACGGTTCTGGCATTCAAAGTATTGCTGACTATGGCCAGCATTTCCGCCCCCGGCAGCTGCCCACCCTCAAGCAAGGGGTATACATTCACCTTGCATGGTTCCGGGGATATTACTGCTACATCCGAAATGAGGGCTGATGCTGTCTTTGTCCAAAAGATGTACGCTCCTTTGCTGCCAGCGCAGGAATAACTCTCCGGCGCTTGCTGGATCCTCAGCCGGTACGAATCATCTTCTTCCCTATCGTCCCCGCCTGCTGTAGCAGTGATATTGGTCACGCTGCTCACAAAGGGCAGAGGGTCAACGATTTTATTCAGCTCACCCACGGCGTAATTATTGCCCTGTGCGCCCTCTACTGTGCAAGTAGCCGCCACATCCCCCGTGGTCTGCCCGGCAGGAATGGAAAGGGTCTCTGTGGTAGCAAAATACACGCCATCGCCTGCCGTGACACGGTTTCCTGCAGGAATAAGCGTGGCCTGTTCCCTTGCTATTGATAGCGTATACCTGACAGTTGTATTGGCGGCGGCAGGTTTTAGTCGTTCACAGCCTACAAGGATGCCGATGTGATCAAGATAATCTCCCACGGCGTAAGCCAGCAGGTTCATCTTGGCCGATTGGTCGATGATTTCCCGTTGCTGGATGATGATGGATTCAAGTCCTAGCAAGAAAAGCCTCAGAGGGTCAGCCCTTGCCAGCTTCCTGCCTAAAATTCCTTCTGCTATGGTTATGATATTGGATTCAATCTCTGCAGAGTCTCTATCCGCAAAGGAAAGGTCTGCTAAATTTTGTAGCTTCATTGTATTCTTATCCTCACTGTGGGCAGCAGCTGCCCATCCGTCTCCTTGCCCTCATAGCTCACGGATACAACTTTGGCCCGTGGCTCATACTTGCTTACTGCCGCCACGATTTCGCCGGTGATTTTCGCCTGGGCTGCCGCTATAGGCATGTCAATGATTTCACCATTGATACCAAACTCTCTATCCATGGGCACAGTCTTTTTGAGGGTGTTGATGATGGTGCGCACATTCTGCAGGATTTCTTCGTACTCTGAGGCAGGCACAAAGTTGATGTCCTTCATTTCTGCCGTCACATCAATTATCAAGCGCCTTCACCTCCTCCCATGAGAGGCACATACTCTTTGAGGGTAACATCGACTTCTGAGACAATTACCCGCCCCATGTTGTCTACAGACACCATAGCTTCGCCCACGCTCTCAATCACCCATTGATTGGCCCCCACGGTCTGATTGCCTATGATGAGGTACATGGCCTCACCTTTCTCGCACAGTTCCCTCAGCTGGTTCGCCTGTTCCGTCGGATCCACGCCCCAGCTGGTAGAAAATTTCATAGTGAAGGATATTTCTTCCCCATCTGGCCCCAGATATTCCAGCAGGGGCTTTTGTCCGTTAATTTCATGGGTGCCATAGCGGGCCTTGGTTGTGCGCTTGAGGCCGTCGAAGGTGATAACCTCGCGGCTGGACACTTGAAAGACGATATCTCCCAAGCTCCCCAAAGGCATGGACAGCCCAAAGGAGGATAACTTCCCCATCACCTGGGAAAGCACACCCTGAGCCATGTTGTTCAGTGAGCGTTGCATGCTTTTGGCGGCACTTCCGGCCACATTTGATAAAAAGCCCATGCGCTCAGCCCCCTATAAATACATTTGAGCTGCCGCCGGTGTGACTGCCAGCCATGCCGCAATCCTTGCAAGTTGTGGCATCGCCCACCCGTGTCGCAGACTTGCCATTGATGAAGACGGTGCCACTCCCCCCTGTGGTGGCATAAGTGCCGCCATGCGGGCAGTTGCAAGGGCCTGTGTCCCCTTTGCGGTGCGCCCCCAAGCCGTTGATAAACACATTTGGGGATACTTCACTATTGGTGCCCGTCCTGTCGTGTGGGCAGCAGGGCAGGCCAGGGTTACAGGTGCCAGTCTCCTGGTCTCCGAATCTTGTTGCTGCTGGCATTCATCTTCCTCCTTTTCCGCAGCCGGTTGCGGTTTTGCCGCTTCAGCAGTTCAGATTGATTACTGAGCCATTTATGTTTATCGGCCCCATTATTTTCACATTTAGGGTGTGGCTCTTTCGGTTGTACTCAATATATGAGCCGTCCGAAAAGTCAAAGCGCATAATGTCCAAATCCTGTACCTGGGGCGGCTGCTTCTCGTTGAAATAGCTTCCCAGTATCCAGCCAGTGGAAAAATTTTTGTCGTTATTGTTGAAGATACAAAGCACTTGGTCACCGATATCCGGCACCCAGTAATCTTTGTTCCGCCCGCTGCAGCGGTGCAAGATATGGAGTTCAGGGCTTACAATGCCGTCTTTATCGTCAAAAGTCACGCGGGCCGTGTTGTTTGCCACATTCACCTCTGACACCGTGCCAGTTCTTACCATGCCCCTCAAAAGGCGCTCCGCCTCAGTATCCATCAATCACCCTCCTTAGATCCACCTTCGTGGTGTAGCCGTTGCCCACTTCATGAGAACTTTTCGTTATGAGATACTTGCCATCGAAGGTGTGGAAATTCTTTAGTTCCACAGTATTGCTGGCAAGCAAAGAGAAATTCCCTACCATGGTGAGGCTCACTGATGTTTCTTCAAGGTTTTTCTCATGGAGTTTTTTCTTGGCCAGTTTCTCAGCCTCAGCCACGGAATCAACTTTTTCGTTGATTTCCAGCGTTTCGCCCTTCTCCCTTTTAGGATCTGTAAAAGTAAACTCTATGAGTTCATCTTTCTTTGAATGCTTGTACTTAACGTGGCAGGCTTTGTATATCTGATGCACAGTCTGCCTGCACTCAAATGATTTCACCGCGCTGGTGCCGTTGGTGATGGTCAGCACCGGGTCTTCTTTCTCATACTTTGACACATCGAAGATAACTATCTTCTTATCCGTGATTTTGAGAGAGAGACCCGCATCTTTGCAGAGTTTCAGTAGGAATGAAAGGTCAGTCTGCTCCGACTGTTCCGCCCTCTCCTGCACGGGATCTTCCTCAGTATCGTAGAAAAGCTCCATTTCTGCGCCGTTCGCTATGTCTCGGGCTATCTGGGAGAGTTTCACTTTTTCCCACGCCCTTGTCTTTTTCACGGAATTCATGCCGCCGGTGACAGGTACGGAAATCAGCTTTATTTTGACCTCATGGGGCCAGCCGCTTATGGAAATTTCATCAACATCGAACTTGCCAAAAGGCAGCTCTCTGGTATCTCCCTCGCTTTCCCAGTTCTGGTTCTGCAAAGTGATATCCATGGTGGCTCCCAGCTCTGGCAGCCAGTCCCCCATCCACAGTTCTTCCCTGTCATGGAGGGATATTTCTGCTTCGTCAGCTTCCCCGCCCAGCACTTCATTGACAGTGAAAGACTTGAGGAAAGCGGCTATATCCTGGGATATGTCCTGCGAATCATACAAGCATTTGACATTGACGCGCCTTGCTTCCATGGCCTACCTCCTCCAAGGGGGCAGGTTCTTCACTTTGTTCTCATCCGTGATTTCCGGCAAAGTGAGAACTACCCCCGCAGAAAATACGCCCACATCAAGATGCTGAGGATTCGCCTCCATAAGGAGACTGACATATTTGCAGTCTCCCAACTGCTCATAGGCTATCAAGTCCCATATATCGCCGCTTTTGGTTGTGTATGTGCTCAATATGCCAGCCTCTCTTTCCTTCTGGTGAATGCTTCCATTTCTTCGGCAAAAGAGCGCTGCATCTGCTGCCCCGCATCCAGCACGGCTTTCTTGATTCCCTCAGGCTCTGTATTGCCATTGACTGTGAGATTGATGGTGATGGCTGGGGCAGTAAAGCTGGAATTGTCAGATTTCCGCTCATTACGGGTTATGTTGCTGATGGTGGTTGTATCACCGCCCCCATTCAGCCCTAATAGCTCCACAGCCTTATCCCACAGTCCTTTGGGTATATCCATAATGGACATATCCAGGCTGTTTTCACGGTCTTCCTGCTTAGGCACATTCACCACAGCAGGGGGCACCATCACAGCAGGTGCCTGGGGCATCGCTACCACGGGGGCAGCACTTTCCTGCTGTGGTATGTTCACCATGGCAGGTGGCACCGTCACAGCAGGTACTTGCGGCACCGGCACCACTGGTGTGGTGCTTTCCTGCGGGGGAACATTCACCACCAAAGATGGCGCAGGCATGTTTTCCTCCTTGTTGGGGAATACATTCACAGCTGATGTCTGAAGGGGGGTGTACCCGACATTAGGCACATTTATTTCCCCGCCCTGCTCCTGCAAATTCATTGCCGGTGCCTGGGGCATTAAGCCAAGCATTTGCCCAGCCTGCTGCCAAAGGCTTATGGCTCTTTGCGAACCATCAAGGGGGATTGCCGCTTCCGGGGATTCTTCCGCAAAGGTCGTAAGGAATGCACCCTTGCGATAGATGCCGCCCTGGGCATTGGAAGAAATATCAGCACCGCCCCCGCCAAAGCCAGCCAGTCCTTTGATGGAGCTGACAATGCCATTGACGGTATTCTTTATGCCTCCTAGCACGCTATCAGCAATATTGCCAATGGTGCTGAAGATACTGCTAAATATCTGCACTATGCCATCCCAGGCCGTTCTCCAATCCAAGGCAAACACACCTGTGATGAACTGAATCAACCCTGAGAATATGCCTATGGCCCCCGTGATAACAGAGGCCACGATGCCAATAGCGGTTGTAACAGTGCCCACGGCCACATTGGCAAAGACTATAAAAGCCCCCACCAGTGCACCGCCGAAGAATATAGCCAAGGTCTGAGCCGCCTGGATGAGATATTCAAAAACACCGCTGCTGGCAATAGATGCAAACGCCGTCATGATTGTCTGCCCCAGCTGACTGAGAACAGGGCCAATGGACATGGCTATATTGCCAAGGGTCACTCCCAGTTGCGCGAAGGTAGGCTGAAGCGCGGCCCACGCATTGGAAAATACTCCCATCAGACCATCAAACGCCGTCCCCAGCTGTGCCAGGGCGGGCTGTATCATCGTCCAGGCGTTGCCGAAAGCCTCAGTTATCCGCCCCCACAGCTCCATGAAGAAGGGGCCTACCTTATCCCAGTTTTTATAAACCAGATAAGCCGCCCCCGCTATGGCCATGATTGCAATGCCCAAAGGTGAGAACATAGCCGCCAGGCTTGCCCGTCCAACACTCATGATTGCCCCTGCCATTCTTTTAAGGGCATTCCCGGCAGTATTGGCCGCCCCGGCCAGGGTAAATTTTTGATACATCAGCTTCACGGATTCGCCAGCCTGCAAGGCATGAGCTTTTATGTTTGCCGCCCCCCTTGCAAATGCGCCCTGGGCCTGGGTCATATTGTTGACAACAGCGTTTTTGAAGCCTTGCCATTTTGACTGCATGGCCGTGCTGGCTGATTGAGCAGTGTCAGCCATGCTGAAATTGCTGATTTTAGCAGACATGGCCTGCCATTTGCCCTGCATGGAGGCAAAACCTCGCTCCAAGGCATTGCCCATCCTATCGGTGGCCCCGCCTATTGCGTTTGCCATCTTATCGCCAATGATGCCCCACTTCAATGCACTTAAACGCTGGAAGCAGGCCACCGCCTGAGCGCCAACATTGCTGAATGCTGCAGCAATCCTGATTCCCATACTTTGAAGCGCACTTACTGCCTGGAGGCCAAACCTGCTGAATAATCCTGCCGCCTGGGTGCCCAAGCTGCGCAATGTGCCCACTATCTTCGTGGCTCTGGCACCTATGCTTTGAAAGGTGCTCATTATTTGCGTTCTAAAATTGTTGAACTTATCGACTGCTAGTGTTTTGTCCACTGCTTCGCTAAACAGGGTAAATGAATCAATCGCATAGCCCACAGCGGCTTTAACTATAGTGAAACCCTTGAAAGTAACAAAGGCTGCTGCCGCCCCTGCTCCTATTTCACCAATAGACTTTACTAGCTCCTCATTTTCTTTTATCCAGGCTGACGCACCGCTTGCTGCTTCTGCCATGCCTTTTATGCCAGAAGTGATTGCGGGCAGGAAAATGGTGCCTAATGAGATAGCCACGCCCTCTGCAGCACTTTTGAACTGTGTCCATGCGCCCTTGGCATTGTCTTGCATGGTCTTTGCCATCTGCTCTGCCCTGCCATCGCAATTTTCCATTTCGTTGACAAGGCTATCAAACACTTCCGGGCCTGCATCCAGCACAGCCAGCCAGCCGGTGGCAGCCTCAGTGCCGAAGATTGCCTGAAGGGTGGCCAGTCTCTGCTCTTTGGAAAGCCCTGCCGTCTTGTCCCTGAGTTCTCCCAGGATTGCAGACATTTTCCGGGGCTTGCCCTCAAAGTCTTCGTACTCAATGCCCAAATCTTTCAGGGCAGCTTGCGCCTCCTGCTGCTGGGCCTGAGCCTCTGACAAAGATATGCCCAGTTCTTCCATGGCCTTAGCAGATTTCTTGGGTGGCCCTGCCAGCCGCAAGAAGCCCGCCCGCAAGGAAGTACCTGCCTGGCTGGCTTTGATACCGCTATTGGCCATGATACCTGCCAGGGCTGCCGTCTCTTCCATGGAAGCGCCGAAGGCCTTAGCGACAGGCGCGGCGTATTTCATTGTTTCGCCCAACATTTCAACATTCGTGTTGGTCTTTGTGACGGTGACTGCGAATACATCCGCCATGTGCCCTGCCTTATCAGCAGAAAGTCCAAAGGCAGTTAGATCATCAGATACAATGTCTGCTGTGCGTGCCAGGTCTGTGCCGCCTGCTGCCGCCAGTGACAGTAATCCTGGCATACCACCGATTATTTGATTAGCGTCCCAGCCTGCCATACCTAAATACGACATGGCCTGAGCCGCCTGGGTAGCACTAAACTGTGTTGTTTCTCCCAACTGGCGGGCTGTATTGGTCAAGGCTATCATCCGTTCATCTGCCTTGTCGGTGATTCCTGTGATAGCCTGCACTTTGGACATGGCCGCCTCGAAGTTTGCTGCCGTCTCTACAGCACCTATAACGGGACTTGCCGCCATACCGGCTACAGAAACGGCACTCATTGCGCTTGCAAAGGCCGCGCTCATTTTGGCAGTTGCCGCCATCCTGCCAGCCTGGGCTGCTTCAAGACGTTTGGCGGCTGCCTGGGTCTGGTTCATCTCTGCTTTAAGCCGTGCCAGGTGCCCACGATATTCCTCAGCACTCATGCCTGCTTGTCTCATGCTTTGAGATATGCGCTGCATGGAATACTGATACTGGCTTTCGGATATTTTGCCCTGGCTGTACTGGGCCTGCAGGCTCTGCATCTGACGGGAATATGCCCTAATCTGATTCTGAGATTCCTGCCATGCTCTATCTAAACGCTTTTGCTCTGAGTTGAGATTTTTCGTCTTTTCACTGAGCCGCTGCATGGCCGCCCCGCCTTGATTCATCGCCGTAGTAAATCCGGCACCCATCATGGCGTTTATGGCGAAGGATATAGCAAATATTTTTCCTGCTGCCACTCCAAAACCGCCTCCTTTCTGGTATAACCCGACTTTGCCACGAAATCAAAAATCTCGCATCAAAAAAAGCAAGGAATTTCAAAGGTTTTCCTTGCTTTTTTAGCGCCTTTATGGTATAATATTTTAGTAGGTATATATGTGCATAG